AAGGAGTATCAAAATTAAAACCTTTTTGGGCCCCAAAAGATATTGTTCTTGCAGAACTGAGTAAAATGTGATCGTTTTTAGAATTAAATAATAAACGACCTGAATTGACAATAACCTGAGAGCCATTATATGAATTGGGTGAGCTAGGAACTTCACCAAAAGCAGGTGTATATGAACTATAATCCGTATTAGCTGCTCCTATAGGTATTTGTTGGTTTGAAGTTAAATAAATAGAAGATTTATCAGTATTTATATTTTCTACTTGAGGTATCCAAGGATCATCTTGTGTTTCTGTTTGACCATTTTTGATAATAGTAATAGGTTCACCATTAACCCCACTATTAGACCAGGAATTTAGTGGAATACTATCATTAACAGTACTACCAAATCTTATTGTATTTCCCCATCTTCCTTCTATTAAAACATCACCTTCATAAGGTTGTAAATTTCTAATTCCTACTCTTTCTTGAAATGTTAAACCCAAATTAATATCATTAATAGATTCATCAGATTGAACTTCAACACCTGCTTCAGTACTTTCATAATTTTGGGTATTGGTAGAACTATTTGCTAATGTGTTAGGTAAAGCATTATGGTGAACATTATTCCAAAGGTTAACGGTTTGGAAATAGTAAAATTGCTTACCGGCACTAACATTTTCTGCTACTGTTGGATCAGGCATTGATATTATATAAACGATTTCGTTTACTAAAGGTAAAAATGAAATATTAGAATATAGGGGCTTTGCAAAACTTAAAGATTCTAAAGTTTGATTTCCAGGATTATCAAGTTCTTCATATAATATTCCTCCCATCCCAGCATACTCCCCATATTTTTTCCAATTAAGGGGATAATCATTCCCATTTAAGGAAACAAATTTTACTCTTACAGGAATTATTTCTTGTTGTTGTGGTGAAAAAGATGTAGAGGATTTTAGTGAATTTAAACCCGTTGGAATTTTAACCATTATTTTTGTTTTCTTTATTTATTCTTTCTAGTTTATCCATTTCAGCTAATAATTCTGCTTTTTCTTCTTCTGTTATCCCAAATTCACCTTCATCATTAGTATTATTAACAGCTCTTTGTATAATAGTAGCCATTTTTATCAGTTGTTCATCATTTTTAACTCCAATTTCTAAATATTCTTTTATTAATGGTACTATTAAAGTAGCATCACCTATTTCCTGGATTAGTGGTTTTAATTCACTTATTAAAGATGAAATTTGTTCTTTTTTCTTTGTTTGATTATCATATATCTCATGAAGGATATCAGAGAATTTTTTATCACCAAATATTATTGAATCTAGTTGTCCCATAATTTTTGATTATAAATATTAATTTTCTAAGTTTTAAGACGGAAAAAAACCTTTTTCATAATACACTAAGTATTTTTCTTTAAATACTTTATGTAATTTATTTGCTATTTTTGTAATTTTAGGAGTTTTTACATCAATCATTTCTCTTATATAGATATAAAGGGCTTTTTTATTAAATACGTCTATAGCATCCCTTTTTCTAAATAATTCTAAAATACAATCTGCTATTTGAGCATCATATTCTTTAGGAAAATAATTATAGATATTTTCAGTCATATATCTTACATATAAATCAATAAAAATAGATAATCTATCTCCTTCTTTATATCCTTTATTATATAATTCATCCCCAAAATTATTATCAGATTCAATAAATTTTTGAGATGTTTGTTCTAATTTAGGATTTAAAATAAAAAAAGTATTATCACCTACATCTAAATTTTGATGTTTAGTAATATCTCCCATGTCTACAGAATCAATTCTTTTTTTATAATTTTTCTGATTATAGATTATTAACCATCTTTTTACTATAGTTCCAAAATAAGAATATGCTTTAGCACCTTTTGAAGGATCAAATAAATGAATTTTATCTAAAAGAAATACCATAATTTCATGTTGTAAATCTTCTAAATTTTCTACTCCATCTGTATAGTAAAATTTGAAAGTATGAATTATATTTTCAGTTAGTTTATAAAAAGGATAATGAATTTCTTTTGAGTATATATTACTCTTGAATTTTTTATCTTTACTTAAATTATATTTAACAATAGCATCTTCAGTTTCTTGAGTAAAATAATTTCTTTTTTGTCTTTTCTTCTTTGCAGCTTTTATTATATTATCCATTTATCACAGTTATATATCTTTAGTTTTAAATCCATTTAGTAAATCTTGTATTGTCATAACTGTTTTAAAGAAAAAACCTATTTCATCATCGCTTTTAAATCTTCCTTGGGCATCTAATTTTTTTAATCTCATATCTGATACTTCTATTGCCTTTGAAAGTTTATTTAGATATTTCATATACTCTACTAAAATATCTTCTTGTTGTTCATTTTTTTTCATCAAATTAAAAGTAGTAAAACCTAATACTACTACTAATGCCGATAAAATTGATATTAATATTATTTCCATACTATAAATTGTCTAACATACTTTTTAATCCTGGGCTTGATATATTACCTAATGCCTTGGATTTAGTTGTTTTTTTATTTTTTATTGTAAAATTATCTTTTGGTTTATTTTGGTCTTTTTTAAATTTAGGTAACCATTCTCTTTCAAATTCAATTCTAGCTGCCATTAAATCTGCCTGGTGTAAAATAAAGGGTAAAGATGTACGAGGTTTTTGTTCTGGCATATAAGCTTTTAAATATTTTTCATTTGCCGAATCATATAAACCATCATGTGTTTGGATTGCTACCATTTCATTAAAAGAATATTTAATATCATGATGTTGAAGTAACCATAATCCTCTATCTGGAACTGATGAAAATGGGACTTCTTTATTAAACATGTAATCTTCACCCAATTTTTCCCTTCTCCATTTATCAGTCTGAGGGATGTATGATGCTTGATCCATACTACCCATTTTACCCAAATCATGGTTGATAGCAGAAAATACTAATTCTTCTATAGTAAATGTAGTAATATCTGCACCTTCTTCTTTCCATAATTCATATTGTTTAAGAGCACAACGAACTACTCTATTCACATGTTCAACATATCCCCCTGGAAAAGCATTGTGATATTCTTTTTTATGAGCTGCTGGCATTAATATAATTCTTTCTTCAAACTTTTTATAAAATGCAAGTAATTTTTCCCTTCTATTTCCTGTAATATAATTTTCAATATTACTTATAAAATCTTCCCAATTCGATTGTATTTGTTCTGCTGATAGATTCATAACCTTTATTTATTTTATAATGTGTCTTGTTCACGATCTATAAATGATTTTAGATCCTGGATTAGTTCTTTAGATTTATTTATTTGAGTAGTAAATTCACCAACATCTGCCCCTGGTCTACTTAATATAAAAAGTAAAGTTTGTAATTTACCCTCTAGCTTCTCAATTAATCTAATACACGTTTCCTTATTTCTCATAATTTAATTATTTAGTATTGTTCTATGTTCATATTTAACATCTTATCTCTTTATATCTCCTAATATCTCAATATCTCTTATTTTAATATTTAATGTACCTTAATACCTTTATATTAATTTATACTCAAGATATATAAAATAATTGAGGAATCCAAATTATTCTGAAAGACTATCAAGAATTTTTTGAAGATGAGCACATCTTTCATATTGTTCCGTTTCTATAAAGAAAGAAATGCCTAATTTTAATGCTGTATCAAGATATTCATCAGCATATACCTTTATTCCTTTTATATGTTCTTTATTTGACACATCTATTTTCTCAATATAAGACCATGCTCTATTATATGTAACGAATTCACCAGCTTCTTTCACATCACCTAAATCTAAAGCTTTATCTGATTTTTGAAAGAATTTAATTATTTTTTTATTAAAGTTTATGTGGTTTAATATTAATTTTTTATACATTCCCACCCAATACGTAGGTGTACTTTTAAAATCCATATAAGTAGTACCATTATCTACTCCATCAAAGTTATCATCGGGTCCAAATAAATGAAATATGTTATCTAGATTTATCATATGTTATAAATATATTAAATTATAACTAAAAATCCAAATTATCCTGTAAAGGATCCTCCACCACCGGGCTTATACGACTTGCCCTGTTAAATGCCGTTTAGCTAGGGTACCTCTTAGGCAGCCATTGCTAGTTCAACTTGTTCGCCAGT